TCATTTCTGAACCTCCTCGCATCCGCGTACGGGAATCTTTTCTATGCGACGTTCGTGGCGTCCGCCCTCGAATTCAGTGGCCAAAAACACCTCTACAATGTTTAGAGCGACTTCAGGAGCGATGAAACGGGCAGGCATAACAAGCACGTTGGCATTGTTGTGAGAGCGAGCAAGGCGAGCCAGCTCAGGTTCCCAGCAAAGCGCCGCGCGTACACCCTGATGCTTGTTCAGAGTCATGGCGATACCGTTACCCGAGCCGCACATGGCTATCGCCGGGTATACCTCACCGGCCTCTACAGCCTCGGCGCAAGGATGGGCGAAATCGGGGTAGTCGCAGCTGTCGGTGCTGTAAGTGCCGAAATCCTTAACGGTGATACCCTGGGCCTCAAGGAAGCCGATAACAATGTTTTTCAATTCAAACCCTGCATGGTCGCTGCAAAGGCCAACGGGTAAGCTGGAACGTGAAATGGTCATATCTTTGTGATTATAAGTTCATTAAGCTGGACACCCTGAAAGGTGTCCTATATTTACGGCAAAAGTAGCAAAAAAATTCCGGTAAAAAAATTTGGAGGTTCAGAAAAAACAGCGTAACTTTGCAACGCAAAACGAAAGAAACGCGTTTTGGCACCTTGCCCAGGTGGCGGAATGGTAGACGCGCTCGTTTCAGGTGCGAGTGCTGCGAGGCGTGCAGGTTCGAGTCCTGTTCTGGGCACTATAAACCCCTTTTAACTCATTGAGTTTTAAGGGGTTTATAATTTTCACAAAGCACATACAAAGCACTTTTCGCGCACATATACGAAACGTGCCTGACCTCGCGGCCCGGCACGCTCCACATATTCACTAATTACGGATTGGTTATTTCTTTCTTTTGCGATATAGGAAAAGTAACCACATGAGCGCGGCGATACATACGCCTTGCCCTATCCGGGCAAAGGTCGTTTCATACCACTTTCGCGCCGGGGTCTTTTCCTCGTTGCGTTTTTCGTGTCGGCTTTGGTCGGCTTTCAGTCCGTTGGATTGCTCGCGGTGCGCGGCTGTTTCTTCGGATTTCCGGCTAATGCCGTTGTCCTGTTTGATAGTTCCTTTGCGTCGGCTCTTGATATTCTTCACGCCCTCAAAGGTGACATTTCCGGCGGTGTCGATGCTTACTTTGCCGCCGCTCTCGACAAACTCGATAACCCCGGCACCCTCATAGGCTGCTGCGGTTTTTGTGGTGTCGGTATCGGTTTGCCTGCGCCCTATGGTATCGGCTGCGCTCTTGGTGGTGTCGACATACGACAAGCTGCTACTTTGGTCGGTGTTTGTCACTGCCTTTTGTGTACGACAGGAAAACAGGCACGCCGCCACAGCTGCGGCCGCTATCAGCATTAAACGTTTCATGGCCGGAAAGTGATAGCGTTAAGACGGCGCAGCCAGCCGCGTTTATACTTGTTGTTAGTCGGTTGGCTCGCACAAATGCGGTCGATATATGCTTTGCGCTCTGACACTATCCGGGCAAAGAATTGCGCCGGGTTCTGTCGATTGACCGCCGCCAGTGTCTTAGGCCCTACCACGCCGTCAACGGTAACGCCTAATACTCGCTGGGGTATTGTGATACCGTATTTGCCGGAAGCCCACACCCAATCTACCAGTATTTCGGCGATAGACTGGTTAGCGATTTCGTCGGCTCGCCACCTATCCCAAAACATTGTTCTGAGTATATCGAGCCACTGGGCGTATGTCATGCCGCGCAGACGCTCGACAGTCGGGCACGGATAGCCTTTTTTACGGCAGTATTCCGTGTAGGTCGCTATCGTAACGCCTACCATTGTGGCACCGCCCAAATCGTCGGGGTCATTTGCATACCCGGTTTTACGGGCCTTTTCAAAAAGTTTTTCGCCTGTCAGTCCGGCAGGGTCTATCCCTGCTTCAAACTGAATAATAAAAGGCACAATTTTTTCTACGTTTGCCATAATGCTTTTTGGTTTATTGTTATTAATAGTCGCTCGGCGGCTGTCTGTCGGGGCAGCCTCGTTTGTGGCATTTCTTTGCCTCGGCGTCGGCCAACTTTAGCTCTACCTCGTGGCGGTGAAAAATTTCCTCCAGTCGGGCGTTTTGCTCCGCTCGTAGCTCTTCATATATGCGGTCTATCTTTGCATCGCGCTCGGCCAACCGTTTTTCCAGCCAGTCTACTTGCCGGCGGTCGTTTTCGTTTTCCTTGTCCTCTACGTCGGCTAAGTCCTGGCGGTCTTGTACCTTGCGCCCGCGCCACCATTTTACAAGTTCGATAATGCCCTGTACGCCGCCGATACCGCCTATTATAGTTATTATGTCTGCTGTTTCCATTGCTGTGTCCGGTGCAGTTCTATAATTATCTGTTTTTCTTTTTGCTCGACTATTACGGTGTAGCGGGTCATAAGCAGCCGTAATACGTCCATGTTCAGAGCGTCGGTGCGCAGCACCATGACCGGGCGCTCCCTAATTTTAGTAGTCTCCATTTCTGATACGTTCTAATGTTTTGGCGCGCATGCGATATTGCTTTTTGATAGCGATACTGCGGTAGTCGCCTTTGATGCGCAGATACTCCATTATGGCAGGGTTAATCCGGTTTATTATCCTGCGGCGGGTCTTGTACTCGTCGTAATGCCGGAGCAGCCCCATGTACGAATTAATGCTGCAAACCGCCTTTTCTATTTCCTCGATGCTTTTGGATCTATTGAGCTTTGCCACCGCGGCGGCAAAGTTATTAATGTTTCGGTTACAGGCATAGACGCGGTGTGGCTTCACCACTGCCCCGGTGAGCTCCACGCCCTTTCGATAGTGCTGCAGGTAAAATTTCTTTTCATTCAGACGCAGGTTATACTCGGCCAACTTCGCCCGGATTTTAGGGATGGCCGACAGAAGCACCTTCTTATCGGTGTGAGCCATGTAAAAATCATCGACATAGCGGCCATGATATTTTATGCGCAGTTCTTCTAAAAACCAGTCTAATACATTAAGCAGGAAATTAGCAAAGAGTTGTGCGAACAAATTGCCTATGGCAATACCATATCCACGTTCATTTGTAAACCGGGATTTATTTGCCGGCAGTCCGTCCCACAGACGGGCGGGGCTGTGCCGCTCGCAATCAAGCTCCGGCTTATGCAGGACTACAACCCGGCAGACATACCGCAAATCTTCTTTGTCGGGGCCGTCGTAGTAATCCACTATAAACCGGTCCACCATATCGGCCAACATCTGTTGACAGATGCTCATAAAAAAGCCTTTCAAATCGAGCTTTAATACGTAACAGTCTTTTTTATAGCTATTGCTGCACTCGCGGATGTCGTTCTTTAGCGCCTCCACGCCGTACAATTGCCCTTTACCCTTGCGGCAATTGAATGTGCGGGGGCTGAATATTTTCTCGAACAGCGGCTCTAACTTCTGTGCTATATAGTGGTGAACAATACGGTCGGTAAATGAAGCGGCAAACACCTCGCGATACCGCGGGCGCGTTACGACAAAACATATAGATTTTCCCGGCATGTATGTGCGCGTGTTGATGCGGTCGCGCAAGTCTATAACTCCGCTTTCGTAGTCCATCTCATACACAACTGCACTGGCTGTTCTCCGTTTGTTTTTACGGCAGTCGAAATACGCTTTTAATATGTCGGTTGTTGTTATCAATCTATTTTGGTTTATTATCTTGATAATTTGCTATTGCCAAATCCGTAAAAAGTGCTGATACCGGGCGCACTCGGCCCTTATTGGAAGCCTTAGTGTTCCAGTTGTTGAGGTTGCCGTTGCTGAGGTTCAGATTCCAGGCGTTCGTTGCACTGGCCTCCTAAGGTCGCAAACTTTGCCGCTATGCTTGGCGCCGAGGTGCGCTGCACACTCTTTGTCGCCAACTCCCGGACAGGTGGCCACCTGCCCGGGTCTTAACCGTAAATGACGGTAAGCGGCCCATTTATTACGGAACTTGCACACTTGGTCGGTCGTAACTTTCCAATTCTGGCATTCAGTCTTTAATCTCGGTTTTGCCGACTTCGATTAAAGACTTTTTCCAAGCTGAACTTTGTTTGCCGATAGCGTCCAACAGTTCTACGATACGTGCATGCCGCCCCATACCTTTAATCCATTTTCTTTCACCTGCCACACGCAATAAAGTTTTTAGCGTTTCAAACTTCACTTGGAAATTGACCAAATATTGTATGCGCGTTTCACGGTCCCGGTTCATATATGCCGCTGCTATTTCCTGAATAAGTTCTATTGCCAGGTCGTGCATCTTTGTGCCGATAGTGTACTTGTAGGCGCGCGGGAAATTGGGCGTGATATCAAGTATATCATCCATCAGCGCACGTGCATCCAAATATATGCGCGTATTCGATACCAATTTAAGTTTGTTTGCCATTGCCTTAGTTGCGTTGTTATGGTGCGGCTTTCGCCGCACCAAAGTTTAAAGATTAACTACTTACTGTTAACCGATAAATGCTGATACCGGGCGCACTCGGCCCTTACCGGAAGCCTTAGTGGTCCAGCCGAGGGCGGTGTTGCTGAGGTACAGACTCCAGGCGCTCGTTGCACTGGCCTCCGTCGATGTCCAGTACCAGTTTTCGAGCAAAGGTGTTGCGCCGGTGATAAGACTGAGGCAATAATTAATCTTTGACATGTTGGCAAACATCATCATAGCCTCGCCTGCCGACGGGAGCCACCACTTTCCGGCCAACAGTCCTTTGCCGTTTGCGTTGGCGCGGCTGTACTTGTTGCAGAAGCCGGGGGCGTAGGCTGCGGTGTTGGTAACCGCTGCCGAGGTGCTTGCCGCAATGATAGCCGCCGTGTTGGCCTTGCCGTCCCAGTCGTTCATCGCCACAAGGCGGTCGGTCGTTGTCGTAGCGCCGCCGCTCAGCTCTGCGGAACTCCACAGAAGGCCTGCGCTGTCGGCTTCGGTAGGCGCCACAACAAGCACCTTGCCGCCTTCTACAACTACAACGCCATCGGCTATCTCGCCGGCATTCTGCAGGGCCGCCCACCTGTGAGGCTTCACCGTGCGCGAGGAGTTATCGCTTTTGGCGTGATACATGATAAACATGCCATCCATGACGGCGTTAAGGTTGACGCCGCCCAACAGGGCGCTTTTGAGGTTTGCCAGGTCTATAAGCGTAACCTTGCCGTTAGCGTCGACTTTCGCAAATTTTTCGTTGGCTGCTACCGTTGTAGTGGAAATCTGACCACTTAATTTTTTTGTCTGTTTTACTGCCATAATTAAGATGTTCTATTATCGGTTAATTTGTTTTTTGTGTTTAATACAGAAGTTTCCCATTTGATATATTCGTATCCGTCCTCGTCTTTTAGCAGGGTGCATGTGAAAACACTGCATTCCCCTGTTGCCAAACTCACGGTTTGCCCGCCAACATCCACGAATATGTTTCCTCTTGACTGGTTGTATATACTGATAGAGTTGCCGAGGAATTTTCTTACGCTGTCCAGTTCCGTTGCGGTGTAGCTGTGGGCGCCGCTCCTTATCACCGGCAAAAACAGATATACGTTTTTGCCGCCGTAATCCGACGGGGGCGTATATTCTATTTCAACCCAGTTTCCGGCCTTTTCCAGTATTATCTCATAACTTGTCGTTGAGGATGCTCTTTTTGAAAAGTATTCCTGCCAGTTGGCTTCGGTTATAACTGTTTTCTCTTTATACACCAACCCGGAAAATGTGCTTTCCCCGGATATGTGGATATTCTCAAAAGTTCCGGTCTGGCATATAACATTGCCGTCCTTTGCCTGAAAAAGAATATTGCCGGCGGCGTCCTTCATGTCGATGCACTCCACACCCAAATTTTTCACAAGCGCGTAAGTCGCTAATAAAATTTTGGTGGCCACAATTTCTATTTCGGCCGCGAGTTGCCAATAACCGTTATTCTCGGCGGTTGCACTTTTTGGGTGGTTCGTGGATGACTTCGTGTGGCTTTTGACGCAGCTGTAATACTTCGATTCGTAGATAACCACGTCCTTCCACTCCTCGCCGTCGGCGCCGCACTGAAAGCGGTAGCCTGTAGCGCAGTCGCTCCACGCCTGGGGGCCACGCAGCGCCGGGCCTCTGTCGCCTTTTTCGCCCTGTTCGCCATCGGCGACATTGCGTACGGTTATTTTCTCGGGATAGGTCTTGCCGTTGTAGGTAACAGTGAAGGGTATCTCCACATCCACATCGGTAGTTCCGGTGTAATAGAAAATGTAGTAAAAACGCCCGTCGTCAAGTCCATAATCCCAAAGCAGGCCGTCGGCCACCAACCCCACGGTATCGTCGGTCAACGGGCTGCACATCATTTGCCCGTGCTCGGCGTCGTTGTAGGGCATCGGGTCCTCTCCTTTGAAGAGATCCACGTACACCTTTACGCCCGTCGTCTCCGCTTTGCCACGTTTCAGCACTATAGTTTGCGGCGAAACTTTTATGCTGATGGCGTCCTTGCCGTCCTGTCCGTCCTGCCCATTCTCTCCGTCCTTTCCGGGTTCTCCGTCGTAGGTTATATTCACCGTGGCCGTGTATATCAGCTGACCGCGGCGATGAAGGTAGAACTCAATAGCGCTGTAATTCGGGGCGGCAGGAACCGCCACACCCGAGCCTGTGTAAGTCTCGGGGGCTGTAACCAGCCTGCCGTGCACAAGACTGTAGGTTATAGACAGCCCGAGGGCGGCGCCGTTGGCAATAGTAGTCGGTGTATCGTCGCCAACCTGCTTTACAAGTCGGCACGATACACTTTCCGGCGTTGGCGACAGGGCGCCGTTTCCGGCGTTGGCGACATGCACCTGCGATACCGACGGAATAAGCCAGTAGCTCACGGCGTCGTCACCTTTATCACCTTTATCGCCCTTATCGCCTTTGCGGATAAACCGGACTACGCGTGTTGCATTTACACCCATGCCTTTAGTCTTGGGAGATTATCGTAACACAGACATCGCCGCCCGCCTGGAGGCACTGAGCGCGGGTGATTGTGCATGTAGCCTTAGCGGTATTCATCTCGCCGGGGTTCAGATAGTTGCCCACGGCGTCCTTCACCACGAAAAAGAACAGGGTGTTGAGCGCTTTTGTATTAGAGCCGCGCTTCACTACTACAGGTGTATAGGTAACTTGCCCATTGCCGCCGGGGTCCTCGCTTATTGTTTCGTCCTCGGGGCTCGGGTGGGGGTCGATGTCGTAGGGGTCGCTCGCATCCATAACGTTCTGAATATCCTTGCCTATCTCGGCACCGTCCCGGAAAACTGTAACGCGGTATTCGCCGGTAGTAGTTATGTCCGTTTCGGCCACGGTCAACGTCTGCGCAGTCTTTCCGGCCAAAACGCTCCAACCTCCGACGCCCATCTTCTCCCACTGGTAAGTAAGATTCTTGGTAAGCTCGACGCCGGACTGATAGGCTAATGCTTTGAGGATAACGCTGCCGCCTTTTTCGGTGATTACGAAATTTTTGGTGTCGCCGGCAGCTATTGTAACGCGATAGCTCGTGCCGGTAGCCTGCTGAACGGGGATTGTGTAATCGGCCTGTATATCGTCGCTCTGCGTGCCGTAGGATATTTTAGCCACCATCTTTATCACCGCTGGGGCGTAGCCGGATGCTGCCGCGATATTGCCCACTATCTGCAGACCGTAGTACAAGTTATCGCCGCTCGGAGCTATTTTCTTGAATAGCCCGGCGAACGTGCCGGTCGAAGTGTCGCCGGTGAACGTAATCTTTGTTCCGTTGAAATAGTAGTCGATGCTGTCGGGCGTGGCCACGCCTTCGGCTACGCGGCTACTGGTGCACACGAAATACAGTGTGGGCTTGGTAACGGCAAAATCGGGGTAGATGTTGGTTACATCGTTTATTGTGCCTTCCCACTCCTGATATAAGTCGCCTGTGGGGCACATGATTATGGCCGTGTAAGTGCCGGCCTTGCCCAAAAAATTGATGGTTCTTACTGCCGTTGCGCTACTCATATTCTTTTAGTTTTTATCGGTTACTGTTTCCTCTTTGTCGGTATCGCTACCAGTCTCGCCGGGCTCATCGTCCTCCGGGGTGTCGGCTGTCTCGTCCTGTGTTTCGGCGGGTGCCTCCGTATCGGCCACTGCGGGCGCGGGGATAATGAAACGGGGGTCGGTAGCCACGGGCAGGGGGCGCAGCATAACGCCGTCCTGTTCCTGGCGTGCCTCATGCGGCATAAGGGAGATAGCGCCGATAGCCGGCAGGGTTTCGGAAAGCCGTGTGAGCGGACCGAATGCAAGCATATCGGCCTGCCATAAAATGTAATTGCCGTCTTTGACCGCCAAACGGTCGTTCTGCAGGTTCAGATACTGCGCCACTTTGGGGTTCACTTTAATGTAGCGTGCCATAAAAAAGAATGTGTTTAAAAAGTTATTTGATTAAGATTATATTGCCGTCGGCATCTTCAAAAATGCTGCCGTCGCTGTCCTCGAATGCGCACAGTGGGCCCGTGTCTTTCACGTCCAGGGCAAGCACCGCGCCGTAGCTTACGCTCAGAGCCTCGGTTGGTATTATCGGATTCATGCCGTGCGCTATCTGCGTGTACGACAGCGTGCCGCTTGCCTTGTTTGTGGCGATATACCATATCGGCAGCAGCTCACGCTCCGGATCCTGAAAAGTGCCTTGCCCGCCCCATATCGCTGCCTCAGGAGCGATGGACAAAAGGCCCGCGGGGATGTTCACCGGTATACCTACTATATCACACTCGAAGTAGGGTATGCGACGGATGAAAGACACTATCTTAGAGGGCGAGGCGTCTGTCAGCGCCACGCTTCCGGGGTTGCCGTCGGCGTCGTATTTGGCACGGCAGCGCAGGTGCAGCTCGTAGCCCATAAGGGTACGGTCTACCGTGCAGCTTGCGCCGTCGGCGGCTACTGTTACTGCATAGTCCAGTACGGTGTCGGTGCCTGCCTGGGTCCATGTGTTGCTGTCGGGGCGAAAGATCTCCCATACAAAAGCACGGTTTGCAGTGGGGCATTCGTCCGAGCCAAGGCGCAGGCTCGCGTGCACCGTCTGCACGTCGGGGTCGACTAACGGATCATATAAGGTTTGGTCGGCGGCGTCCAGTACGAGCTGCGGCGCAAACTTGGTGGCATTGTTGCACACCACCGTAAACGTGCGCAGGATGGAATGCAGCTGCCCGGTTCGGGGGTCGCTGAACTCGGCATGGAACTCCAGCGTGATAGGCACACGGGGCTGCGCGTTCTTCTTGACCTTGATTCGGCCTGCCTGGTCGCCGGTGGCCGTTATCTCGTAATCGGCGTTGGTGCTCTCGATAAGGGTTGAGGCGCCGCCGACTACCTCGTACCACTTCACGTTAGCCAACTGGTGGTTTATTCTGCCCGCGGTGATAAACTCGTCCTTATCCATGCAGCTTATTTGCGGCTGTATGATAAGCGGCGTAATGGTGTAGTCGGGCGTGTACGTAGAAGTGTCCGCGTTGTAGTTCTGTTTGTTGGGCACGGAACCGTCTACCGCAAAACCGACGTTTATCTGCAGCGGTCGAAAATTAAAATCGATTCTTCTTGTTCTCATTTCGTTGCCATATAAGTTAATATTCTATGATTGCTTGCTCCTGCGCCGCGGGATTGCCCATGCCGTCGCGCAGGGTTACAGTGGCTATGATCTTCACGGTTTTGGGTACGTAGCCGTTGAAGTCCATGTCGGCGGCGGTCAGGTGTATGGTTTTGCCCGCGCCGGCTCTCTTTATCGCCCATGCGTTATCGGACGCCGTGCGCGGCACACCCTGGGCGTCCTCGCTGTACCGTGTCCACACTACATCGGTGTCAAGAATATCCTGCGTAATGTCGATGTTGTGCAGCCACGCGATTATTTCGAGGGTAAGGTCGAAATTGTCGGGATCGAACAGATAATCCGTTTCGGCGAACTCCACCGTGAAATCGGGGTTGCCCTCTATCATGGCCCACTCGGTGCTGTTCCATGCCGGGGGATTGTGCGTGCCGGTTTTCATGCAGCGGTACTTGCAGCCGCGGTACCACACATCCGAAGTCTCGTATATCCCGGTGGCCGGGTTGATTGCTTCGCTGTAGTAGTCGGCAGTGGCGCTCCATTGCCCGCGGTCTACGAAGGTGGAAATCGGCTTACCGAAATGGTCGGTCTGTATAAAATCCTGCACCACGATACCGCGTGCGTAAAGATAATCTCGCCCGGGGATAATAGGCAGTGTGGGGTCGCTCAGCAGGAACTCCGGGAGCGTGCCGAAGGTAGCGCCGTAATTGGTTTTGTCGATTATCGGCTTTGTTACACCGGTGAGCTTTACAATGCGCCCCTCGGTGCTCGACAGATACAGGCAGCTTTGGCGCGTCGGGTCGGTCTGATTGCCCCATCGTGCAATTTTCATCAACTCGCACGGCGGGTAATTCTTTCCCGCGGGCGTCTCGTTGTCGGGGTATAGAGTTACTTCTATGTAGTTGAGCGCGGCATTTACGCTGTTCACCCGGAGCCAACAGGTATAATAAACACCGCTTCCGGCAGCGAGGGTGTTAACGATACCCTTCAACACATTGTTTTCGTGCTGCGCCGTATAATACCCGTCCCATTTGCTGTGCAGGTACAGGCCGTAAGTGCCGTCGCCGTTGTCCACTACCCGGTCTATGGTGTCGCCCTCGGTGAGCAGTTGGTCGCCCTCGATGGTTGCCAGGCGGTTGACGATATACTCCATCGCCTCGAAGTAGCTTCGCACGCGCACCGATTCAAATTCGGAGTTGCCGTCCTTATCTATACCCGCACCCTTGCCGGCGTACATCGACTTAACAAAATCGCCAAAGTGCGCGCCGTCCTTGAATACGGCCAGTGCCAGGGCGGCCAGTCCTTCCTTGAATGTGATGCGCCCCTCTGCCACATCGTCGGCTATGCGGCTCAGGAACTGCTTGCGCGCCGGGCTGTCGGAATCGAGGTCGAAGGCCGTTGCGGCGTGGTCGGCCTCTATGGCGTGCTGTGCTTCCTTTGAAGTTCCGGCCACATCGGCGTAACCGGCCACATCGGCGCGCGCCGCATGTGCGGCCTCCTTGGTTACGCCGCCGGTAACGTAGCCGTTGCCGTTGGTGGCGATTCCGCTCTCGCTTGAGGCGCCGTAGTTTTTAGGCTTCTTTATCAGTTTAACGTCAATCATTCCAAACCTCCTTTATCGTTAATTCGGCATAGCCGCCGATAAGATTGCGGCTGATTCCCTGCACATAAAATTCTTTATCAGGCATTGCCGGATGTCTGTAATGATGGAACAGCCCCACGGCGCCGTCGCTGTCTTTGAGTTTGTGCACCATCTGCAGGCGCGGTTTATGGTATTCCGTGTAATAGCTGTCGACATACAGCTGTTCGGCCTTCGCCTGCTGCTGTTTGTTACGGTCGTAGATGGCAAGAAGGCCCGCGCCGGTGCCGAGGTCTAAGGGCGTGGAAAGTTTGACAGTATCGGTTACGCCTAACTGCTGACATTCGGCGGGCGTGAGGGCGCTGTTTATCTCAAATTCGATATCGTCCTTGCGGTTGACATAGGATTCGCGGGTGTCGCTCATATAGAGCAAATCGTTGTCGCCGGTGTTGTTTATAAGCCCGTTGTTGCTGTATATCTTTATTTGGAAAGACTTCATAAAGATACTGCTCACGTGCGCCAACAGGGGCACAGAATTTTCGTCCCATTGCGTATGTCGGAACCATGTGGGATGCCGGCGCGTGATAACGCCCCACATGGTGTTCACCGGGCCTAATATCATGAAGCGCACGGCCCCGCTCACCTTGTCGCTCTTGCGTACCGGTATGGCTATGCCCTCGGCGTCGATTCCGAGGGTGTAGTCTATATTGTTCTGCAGGTCGAATTCCGTACCTATCAGCTTATCGCCTATTTTGGGGTCGAAGCCGATAGTGAAACACTGCTGATAATATTCATCATCGTTGGCGCACTCCTGGCGCGTCTTGTATTTGCGCCACTGAAAATCACTCACACGACCCGCAGTGCCTGTCTCCACTACGCACTTATCGCCGATAATAAGCATGCAGGCAAGAACGGCCACTTTGGAAATTCTGTCCGCGCCATCGCCCACCGCGCTGTAATTGAACTCGTACTGCTGCGGGCCGGTGCCGGTGAACGGCACAAGGCCGCGGGCGGTGCTTTCATCCCATACAGCATCCGCAAAGGGCGTGGCTGCTTTGTAGTATTTCTGCGTGTAGTATCGGCCATCGGCATTGTTGCGGCTCGGCACGGTTTTGTGCCACACCTCTAAGGGCGCGCCGGTGGCGCCGTCGGGGCGCTTCTGTTCGTCCCAGTACTCGGCGTCGTGCAGGGCCTTGTAGTCGCCCGAAAAATCCATAATCGGGTTCAGCGCCACTTTGCCCGATAACACTATATAATTAATGGTGTCGCTGTCCGAGGGCGAGTATATGCCGCCCGTTGTGCTTCCGTTGTACACGGCGCACGGCGCATTGTCCCGCAGGCTGCTTTCGGTCGGATAGGCGCCGGCCATATCGTCGGAGCCGTTGCCGTTCACGCTCACTACAAGATAATCGTCCATGTCTATCTTAGACACCGGGGCGTTGTCTGTTCCGTCAAGCTGATTTTCAACCTTGCCGAACGATACGATGGCCGCGCACGGCGCCTGCTGCATGTGATTCGGCAGCGCCTGCTGGTCGGCGTTGGCCGTGCAGTATTTATCCACCAAGTTCTCGCCGGTGGCGGCGTCCGGGAATGTCCAGTTGGGGTTATTCTTAACCTGCATGTACCAGTCTGTGATAGTGCAGCCGGAAGGATAATCCCTATTTATATCGTGGCACATTCCATAGAATGCGCTGTATGCGGTTTGCCCCTCGCCGTCGGCTGAAAACTCCGTCAGATATTTTTGCCGGTTGGTGTAGGGTGAAGTCAGCGTCTCATCGTCCAAAGGGCTCTCTATAACGCTTTCTATGCTTTCCACGTTGCACGTAAGCAATATCTGATTGAATACCTCGCCTATGCTTATGGAGGTATCGGCGGCAGCGGCATTGCTCATGTCGAACTCGATGCAGCTCTTTGTGGTGGTTTTGGCGGCGCCGGTGGTGAGCTCCTGCCACGAAATGGCATGACCGCTTTTCACGCTCTCCCAGGAAAAGATATAAAACTGCAGGCCATCCTGGACAATATGCAAGTTAAGATATTTCAGCACAGCCTCCAATACACGATCCTGCTGCCACACGCCATCTTCCTCGCCACCCAAAAACAGCAGTTCGGAGATGGACAGCCGCGTGAATATCGCGTGCGGGGCAGCGCCGGCCACCGATTTACTGCCGTCGTAATAGCACTGCACGCCGCCCGCGCCTATTATGTCGATTGCGGCGCACGCACCGCCGAGTATTTCGCCGATAATATCGCTGAACAACCGTTGGTCGGCATTCGCCTTCACCGCGCCGTAGAGCACGCCGGGGGTACTGATATTGCGATATTTCGAGTATTGCAACGCCGAAAGCACGTCGACGCACGACACCTCCAACTCGTCGTAGGCCTCATTATATGCCTGCGAATATGCCTGCGGCTCTATGAATCCGGCGAAAACGCATTTATCGCCTTTGAATATGTTCACTACGGCATCCATGCACGAGGTGCAGAACAGTTCCGGTATGAAATTGCGCGTTAGCAGCCGAATGGTGGCCTGGCTGCGCAGCAGGTGGTCGAAGGTATCATTTACACAGCTTGTAATCTCCACGGGGTTTGTAGTGAAATGGACGTCGCCGCCCGCGGCGCCTATCTCTACCTGCTGCGCGCGGCTGCCGCCTGTAACGATATGCACCGCTACCGTCTCGCCTGCCTGCGTTGAAAAACTTCCATAAAGATACATGGCCGTTAAATATTTATGTTTGTACGTTTCCCCGATTTGCTTGCTATGCGGGTTTCGTTGGCTAACACACAGATAATTTCGCGCCCGGACGCGCGAAGCGTGCCGCCGATAATCACAGGCTCGCCCGCCGGGTTGAGCATGCCGCGCAGCTTATCGAGAGGCGCTATCACTTCCGGGTTGTTCGATGCCCCGGCGTACTCGCCGATAAGACCGACGGTGGGACCGCTCACTATGCCGCCGTCGGCAAACTTCGCCATACCCTTCACCGCTGAGACGGTGGCCGCGAGCTGCGCCAGGCCGGCGGCGCCGAAGCCTATCCACGCCCAGGGGCCCAATGACGCCGCGGCGGCCTGTGCTTGCGAGAAGGCCAGTATCATGTTTGCGATGGCCTGCGCGATGGTGCCGGCCACGTTAAGCTCCGGCAGTTCCAGGGCGTCGGCGAGGCCGGAAAACGCCCCGGCCAATTCGCCTACGGCAGACGCGGCCTCGGCCATGCTCGCCTTGGTTTTCTTACCTACGCTTTCAAGGTATAGGTTTATATTTTCGAGCGCCGGTTTCAGGTCGCCGAGCTCCTCTATGTTGGTTTCAACTTTTAGATCAAACAGACCTTTGGCCGGGTCAACCTTCGGGCGCTCTAAGTGTTCGGGAAACTGGTAGTTGAACTCGATAATGCGTTTCTTGCGCTCCAGCCCCTGCAGCTCCTTGTACAGAGCCACGCGGCTGTTTGCGTCTACCTCAAGCTGTATCTTTGCCTTGATGTCGCTGATGCGCTTGCTGATATCGGCGAGCGAACCGCGCGGCGCTTCCGCCTTGTCGGGCTTACCTTTGACGGCGGGTACGTTTCTCGTGGCCGTTATCACCACGCCCTGCTCCTTCTGCTGCTTTGCCTGCGCCTGCTTTATGGCCTCTTTCAGACGTTTGTTTTGGGCGATAAGGCTGCGGCGTTCGGCGAGTGCCTGCTGGCCCTGCGCCTCGGTTACTATCTTCCCGGAAGCCGCGAGGGCGGCTATCTCTTTAATGCGCGCCGAATTTTTATTCATGGCCTCACGCAGGCGCGCGATGCGGTCCTCGTAGGATTCGCCTTCGCGTACTTCTGTCGTGTCGTAGCCCTCAGAAGCGACAGCCGCGGCGCCCTTGAAGTTGAGGCCCTTCCCGGCGTTGGCAGCTTTCTCCGTGGCCTCGGCGGCGGAGTTGGCCGAATTAGTCAACTTCTCGAAAAGAATCGCCAGGCCCGTGATCACGGCGCCCACGCCGGTAGCCATAGCCAGGCCGCGAAGCGCGATTTTTAATGCCGTGGCACTCACGGCACCAGCCCGCATGGATGAACCGAAAACACGTATTACCGCGGCGGCAGATCTGCCGCGCAGGCCTAATGCTATCATCGCCACGTTGGCTACTTTTGCCCTCGCGGCCACCAAAGCCTGCTGAATGTTGAGCTGCTTGAAGGTGGTGATAAGGATGGCCGCACTCGAACCGGTGCTGAGTAGCCCCGAAGTGAAATTGATATATGGCTGCGCCGCGGACGTAACACCCGCCACCACGTCGATGACGGCGGCCCACTGGTTGCGCAGCATCTGATTCACCGCACCTCCCGTGCTCGCCATTTCTTCGTATGCCGCCGACATGGTGCCGGCGCTGTTTTCCATGTTGGCTACGTTCTCGGCGAACTTGTCGGCCAACTCGCCCTGCAGGGGTATAAGGGCGCGTATGGCACGGGCGCTGCCGAACAGTCGGCCATACACTTCCTGCTCCAGTACGCCAGACGCCGCCGAATATTCCTTAACGCTGCGGTCCAACTGCACGAGGAACTGACGGAAGCCGCCGGCGGCCGTGATTGCGGCGGCGTCGAACTGTATGCCCATTTCGCCGGCCATCTTCGCGGCATCGCTGCTCGGCTTAACCAGGGAACTGAATATAGCGGCCAACTGGGTAGAGACTTCGGCAGTGTTACCGCTTACGCCCGTAAGCGTGGCGAAGGAGCCCATAAGTTCGTTTACCGACACCCCCAACACGGCGGCATTACCGGCCACCGTCGGCAGCGATTCGGCCAACTGCTCGAAGGTCGTAACACCATTTTTGGCCGTAAGCTGTATTTTGTCCTGGATATCGGCGGCGGCGCTCCACTGCAGGCCGTAGTTCTTGATGATGGTAGACGTTACGCCCACCACCTTATTAATATCTGCTAAGCCGCCCACCGCCGAGCGGGCCGAGGTTTTCAGGTACTCTATCCAGTTATCCTCCGGCACGCCGTTGGATATTGTCTGATAGAGGCCGTTAGCCAGCAGGTCGCGGGCGATAGGTATTTCTTTGGCAAGCTCGGCCACCTCGCTTTTGAGCTGCTTGAACCCCGCGGCGTCTTTGCTTGCCATAGTGTTGGCCTCGCGCATGGCCTTGCTGAATCCCAGGCTCTCGCTTGTGATGGCATTCAACTGGCTGCTTATCTGACTGACGGCGCGATCCACGCTCTGCAAACCCTGAACGGCGGCACTCCAATTCACCAGCGACGTTTTTAACGCCTCGGACTGTTCAAGCGTGGAATGCATGATAGTACGCAGGCCGTTGGCGTCGCGCGCTATCGCCTTGAAGCCTTTGCTGTCGCCGTCAAGCTTGAATGTGATTGATATGGTGCCGTTTCCTGCCATGCTGTTAGGAGTTTTGTTCGCCGTCTAAAAGGCGGGCGACTTCTTCAAATCGTTTTTGCTGTTCCTCGGCTGTGAGCTTGGGGGCCTCGCCTCGGCGGATTGTGTTTTTCTTGTCCCAGGGCAGCGGCAAAAGCTGCTGTGGGGTTATCTTCTTATTCACGTGCGGCTGTATAGCTATCGTCGCCACGATTCGGGCGCGCTCCCATGCCTCGCGGTTTTGTCCCTCGTGCATTTGACGCCACGCCCGGCAGATGCCCTCGAACTCGTCGTAGTAGCAATTGCAAAAATCATCGCGCGACATGCCTATACAGCCCACGGCTATGCCTAAAAGGTCGTAGACCCCTAAAGGCTTTTTTTTTCATCGGCATCCTCGGCGCCAGGGGCGGCCGGGGCATCGGCATTGACGGCCTCGTTCCACGCCGCCATATCTTCGGGCGCTATATTGTCGGCGAAGTCCATAAGCGACATGTCGAACGGTTTGCCCTCACGTTTGGCCGCCGAGGCCACGCAGCACCAAAGGAAGGTGCACAGGTCGGTGAAACTTGTTGCTTCAATCTCGGTGATCTCGCGGCCTGTCTGCTCCTTGAAACGCAGCATAGCCCCCATAGTGGGGCTACAGGGGTATGCCGTGCCGTTGATAATTATTTCGAGCTTCTTCATGATGCTTCGCCCTCGGGGGTGGTTTCGGTAATTGCGGTGTCGTCTAAGGTCTCGGGCTCGCCGTCGTTCTCGAAGTTGGCGCTGTAGGTAGCGTTGTCCTGGGCGCCGGCCACTTCCTCAAGCGAGGAGATAACAAACTGGCCCACGAGATAGGGCTCGGTGCTTTTCTCGCGCTCAAGGCATTTGAGCTTCACGGATTTACCCTTAATCCATTCCTTGAACAGACCTTTGAAGCCGGTTTCTGCCTCGTTGTAGAAACGCAGGCCTTCGGTGGCAATGGAGATAGACAGGCCGGTTACCACCTTGCCCTTCCATAATCCGGACGAAACGGGTTTGGACGCCACCGGCTTAACAGCCACGTCCTTTGTCTCGCTGTTAAACGTTGACGTGTGAGTGGTGCAATGGCCGATAGCCTTATCGTTGACATACAGAAGTAAGTCGCTGCCGTTGACGTACCCGGTTTTTGTTGTTGTCGCCATAAAAATTGAAATTTAGATTGTTACATTTTTACGTTGAATATCAGCTGCTGCACAAAGGCGTCATCCTGATAGGCTTCCTCGCTCTCGGCGAGATAGCAGGAACTGAGGCGCATGCCGCCGTGTTCGGCGCTTACATAATCGAGAGCCGCGCGCACTGCCTCGGCAAGTTCGACACCTTCACCGTAGCGCGCCGTGAAGCATAATATCTCTATCTGCACTTCGTCGGCGCCGGGTTGCCCGCTTTTCTGCGGGACGGGGGTAAGCGCCGCACGACGATAGAGAATATAGGGCAGCTCGGCGCTGTCGGCGGCTACCGGAAAAACCTTGTTGGTTCTTTTCGCTACTTCGGCGTCCTCTAACAGTACGGCGCGGATAATCGCCCCGGCGCTGAGTGATGTTTTAGGTACAGCCATATTTTTGTGCAGTTTTTGTTATGCTGTCAATTACTTCCTTATGCAGGCCGTCGGTAACGCTGTCGCGAACCTGGGCAAGTGTCTTTTGCATGAATCCGTAGCGCTTCATGTAGCCCGTAGAATGTCCTATGCGCTTCCGCGTGAAAACACGGGTTTTGGTCTTGGTGCGTCGCCACTTGGTGCCGGCCTCGGCCCAAATCAGTACGGGCTTGGGCTTGGCCCCCGCTTTCTTACGAAGTCTGCGGCTCAGATAGTAGCCGTACCCACTCTTACCGTTTTTATCGGCCTTTTTCGTGCCGATGGTAACGCGGAATCCGGCTTTGCGCTTGAACACTATGGCACGTATGCCGCGGCCCATCTGTTCGTCTCCGGCAATACTTTTGTGCAGATTCCTTACAGCTGTCTCGCGCACCTTGCGGGCCTCGCGGCGGAATGCGCCTTTGATGGCCTTGAGCCGTTTTTCGGGCTCCATCTCGGCGAAAAGCCGCTGTAAATTACCGTCATCGTATTCAATCGTGGCCGCCATAGCTTACTTATTCACGCGTTCGCATACTAAGGTTTTCATGCCCCTGTCGGCATTCGGGATGATGTTTGTTACCGTATACTCGTAGCCGCCCAACTGCCGTACGCGCCAGTTTTCTTTCACCGGATGCGCATCGCGAATATTGAACTCTACGCGGTAGTCGGGAAAATGCTCGCCCGCTTCCTCGCTGCGGCTGCCGCTCGCTTTCACCCGCTCGGCGGCCACTGTCCGGAATTCCTTGAACGTGGGCGTTTCCTCGCCGAAGCCGTCGATATCGCTCACCGGCTCCAGCAAAACCAACTTATATTTCATTCTCCCGGCCTGCATCGCTCACTAATTTTCGGTAGGGTTTAACTAAAGCCTGTAGTGTGTCCGGCACTTCATGCATCTGCACACTGCTCACACTCTCGCGTTGGTTGTACCAGTGTGCGGCGAGCATCATAACAGCGTGCTTCAACGGAGCCGGGAACTTCCCGCCGTTGCCGTCGGTCAATTCCTTTTCGGTTCTGTTGGTAGCTGTTATCACCGACACCTCGGCGACTTCTAACAGATGCTCCAAATACACGTCGTCGTCGGCGAAATCGTCGGCTCTAACGTGCTTTTTGAATAGTGCCAAACTCACTACGGCCATAGCGGGCAGAATTAAGAGTTAGCGACCTTGCCGAGCATGAATGCCTCGTTGCGCAGGGTCTTGGTTGCGTAATCGCAGTTAAGAACGAAATCGACGCTGTCCTTGCGGGCACGGCTGTAGGGGTCTACGATGAAGCGCAGCGAGTTGAACAGGCCCATAGGCTGGTAACGCCAGTCGCCCAAACCGATATACTCGGTAATCTCGGCGATAACATAGATGTCGCCGGACGTATTACCGGTGTTAGGCAACTCGGAAGCCTTCGACACCTGGCCCTTGACGGTATCGTTTTCGACGAGGGTGTAATCGGCCCACGCGGCGCCGCTCCACTTCTTGTACGTCTTTTTCACGTCGCGAATTTCGTTGGTGGTGTACACCGGCAGGCCGCACAGCATGCCGTTCTGCAGCATAGGAATGTAGATGCCCTGCGTGTTGATAGGCTGTCCCTCCAGGATAGCGGCCATGCTCTTTGTCATGATCCAGCAGAGGTGGTCGCCGTCGATGCCGGTTTCAAGGACTTTGGCCTTCATGTTCACGTTAAGCTCCTTGAAAGTAGGAGTGGAGCTGAGGGCAACTGCGGATGCCACTTTGCCGACAAAGGGGCCTACAAGGTTGGTGGCGTTATTAGCCTTCTTGGTGGAGAAAAGGATTTTGTTGAGCAGCTGACGGATGGCCCGGGGCATAATGTCGCGGATGATCATTTCCAAAAGGCCGTCGCTGTTGTTGAGCGACTGGTTCGTGGCGGGGATGGCAATACCGACACGCTCGGGTGCCGCCGTCATTTTGGAGAAGGGAATCTTGGTGTCGGAAAGTTCCACGCCTTCACCGAGAATCTGTGCCTCCACCATCTCGTACATAGGCCACACGAAATCGCCGCTCAGGCCGGTAGGCATAGACAGACCCACCTTTTCGAGGATAAAGCCCTCGGTAAGAGGTTTGATAATATCCTGTACGTTCAGGGGGACAAGACCGCCCGAGGCAATGTCCGACACCATCATCATGTCGCGGACAAAGATAATTTCGGTCTTTTGACCGAGAGCAGCATTCTCGCGGATAATTTTTTCTGCGTCGGCGTGGGCATCGGGATGCTCGCGCAGATGCTCGGCGGTGGCCACCTGCATTTTCATCTGCAGCCACTGGTTTTCGCGTGCCAGGGCGACAAATTCTTTTTCCTCGGCCTCGCTGCGCTCGCGCTTCTCTTTTTCGCAGGCCTCGGAAATTTCGTTGATGCGGTCGCAGTTGACCTGAAACTGGTCTATCAGCTCGCGCACGCTTACCTTCTTTTTGTCTTTTTCTTTCATTACTGAAACTGTTTAAGGTTAAAAACTAAATTATTTTTTGCGCGGCAACGCGGCGCATTTCGCGCACCTGCATCCGCATTTTCTCATTGTCGGCTTCCGGTTCCTCCGAGGCGGGCTGTTCTACCTCGCGCAGCCCGGCGGTGAACTCGCGGGCCTCCACCGACGTATCGGGGTAGGCCGGGTCGGCGGCGAGCGTAAAATCGTACACCCCTGTTACAGCCTTCACCGTGTAGGTTATCTGTGTGTTTCCGTTCACCGCCCGGGCTGTGCGCTCCACAAAAGCGCTGTCCCAGTAGCGGGTGGTGAATGCGAAGCTGCACCCGGTTATGTCGCCGCGGCGCACCAGTTCCAGGGCCTCGTCGCCATTCGGCGATTTGGGCAACTCAAGGTTGAAGCCTACGCCCTTTTCATCCACGAAATATTCAAGCGTGCCGGAGCCCTTGTTGCTGCGCCCCAAAATCAGCTGTCGGTCGTGGTACATGGTGAACTTGATATCGCAGCCATCCAAAAATTCTTTGGTGATGGCCCCGGGCGCAATTACCTCGCGCGCCTCGCTGTCCTCGTCGCTCCATAGCGGCGCCGACGGGACATTGAACAGGATGGCATAGCCGGTAATCGTGCGGCAGGGTTCGCCATCCTTGGCCTCGCGCACGCGCAGCTCGGCACAGTCGGTGCGTAGAGTGCGTTTTACTTCGGTGTCTTTAGTCTTTTTCATTGCCTGCTTTGTTTTTGGTGGCCGCAGACTGCGGCTGCGCCCCAATTTCGTTAATGCCCCGCAGGTTGGCCGACACCAAAACAGTGTCGCCGCCTTCTACGGGCGCCAGATTGTTCATTTGGCGCACCTCGTTTACGGTGGTGCCCAACTGCAGAAGTTTAGTGCCGTAGTTCATCATGCCGTTGAGGTCGCACGCGAACAGCTCGCGGCGGTCGAACTCGAATTTGTATTTGTGGCACAGCGCCGGAGCGATAAGTTTCCGGTGCAATTCTATTTCGATATTGCGCAGTAGCGGATTCAGTGTGTGGCTCAGGAAGTCCACATCGGCCTGCTCTACGGTCTTGTAGTTGTTGCTTGTGTCGGCATACACAAATGTTGGCGGCACGCTGAAAAAGCGGCAGATCTCGATAACGGTAAACTTTCGGCTCTCCAGGAACTGCATATCGGTGGAGCTGAGCGAAATCTGCTTGAAGTCAACCTGACCGGGCAGGCTTACGATTCTTTCGCCATCCTGAAAACGGTTGTCCAGGTTCGCAGCTGTTTTCTCCAGTTGTTGGTCCTGATACTCGCCGAAGCCGCGTACACTGTTGCCGTTCGACACAATGCCGCGGACGTTGCCGCCGTTGGCGAACCTGCTGTGCGTCTCCTGGTCGCCGGTGGCGGCGATGCCCATTGTGAGGCGCGCATACGTGAGCACGCTCACGCCCCGCTTGCTGTTACGCAGGGTCAGGCCCTTGATGTGAATTATCCGGTCCTCGGTGAAGGTCCCGCAAATGCCGTTCTCCTTGTCGTAGACATAGTAACTGTCGTTGGCGGTGTCGTGCGTAACTGTTCCGCGCCCGCACAAAACTAATCGTTCCAGTTTCATGCTCGCGTTATTGTACACCGGCACTATGTAGGCATTACCGTCCAACAGCAACTCCTCCACTAATTGGCGCCTAAAGTCGAAGGCGTTAACGGCGCGGTCCGGCTGCACATTCAGCAGATAATCGAGGCGGGGGTCGCCGGCATCGGCAAATACGCCGTCCCGGCGCTTCACATATCGCAGCGGCAGATTTGCAACACTCTCACTTAACAGTTTGACGCAGCGGAAAACCGTTGCAATGCTCATGGCCGTCTGATAGCCATAAGGAAAAATCGAAGTGGAACCGGCGCGCGGCGATTCTGTACTGCCGCCGTTCGCCGGAGCTTCATGCTTAAAATAGCTTAATATATGCTGCAAAAAATTCATTTACACATTATCGCTAATGCGCAAAGATAGCCAATTTGTTCAAGTGTTAAAAATTTGTTATTCAGGCATTTATTTGCGTTTATTTTCCTTTGTTTAACTTTATTTCCTTTGTTTTCCTATGTTTTCTTTTGTTTGCCGCGATTTAATGTTAATTAATATAGTTTAACGTTCGTAATCAATGAAAAGCCGCAGGCACATAAGCTTTGTTATTACGCCGTCTATCTTTTGCGTCTGCTTCCGTTTGATAGGCTTGCAGTTCTCTAATTTGTCCACGTCCAGGACGGCATTACCGAAGCAGTAGTAGTTAATCGGGTTGTCGTTTATGAAGATGCGCCCTGTCTTGGCGCCGTGCTCGAAACTCTCCACAGGCGCGGTGAAGTTGCCATAGGTCTGCCGCACACCGGTAAGCACACTGTCGGCTCCGGACGCCGCGAGCATATTCACTACTTCCTGACTTTTCCACGGGTCGTAGCCGATACCGAGAATGCGCACCACTTTGTTAAGTAGCAGCACATAATCCACGATGGCGCGGTAGTCGATAACATCGCCCTTTGTCAGATTCAGAAAACCCTTGTCGGCCCACACCCTGTACAGGCGCTCGTTGGGGTGGCCGGCCAAAGCGCCTTCCGGGAAAAAGTAGGCGGTATGGAAGTAAAAACTTTTGCGATCTAAATCGTACATGCCCATAGATATTGCGCTGAAATCGTCGCTTTCCGACAGGTCAATAGCCACCATCGCATCCGGGCGTCCCTTGATAGCGTCGAGTGGCATGTGCCGGGCGATGCTGCGGGCCAGCGTGCTGCTGATCCAACTACGCTGCTGATTCTCGGTATAGACGTTGAGCAGCTTAGTGCGGAAGGCTAACATGGCATCTGCCCCGTTTCGCACAGCATTCTTGTACTCCTGGCGGTAGAAGTCGACACTTACGGTAATGCCCATGTGGGGCTGCACCTTGCGCCAAGTTGCTTCCGCGTCCTCCGGATCATCCAAATCCGGCTCGAAGATATGCGCGAAAACGCTGTCATCCTCGAAGTCGCCGAGCAATAACGATTTGTAGCCCTGCAGCATCTCATAGAAGGGACCGTCGAAAACGTCCGAGGCGGTGGTGATAATCGCTGTCAACGGATTATCGCGCACACCCATAGATGTTGTAAGCACAGTCAGCAGGCTGTTATCGCGCGCCTGGCTGAACTCGTCCATTATCACCGTACTGGCATTCAGGCCGTCCTTGGTTCGGGCGTTTGCCGTAAGGCACTGGGCGAAGGCGCTGCGGTCCTTCCGTTTGCTTTTAATAGTCTGCTCGTTCACCGTGTAACGCCGCTCTTTAGGGTCTAATTTGCGCACACAGCCGCGTATCACGTCGAAACATTTCTTTGCCTGGTCGTTGCTGTTGGCGCCTGTGTAGCTTTCGGCGTTGGCGTCGCCGTAGAGCAAATCATCAACGGCAAGCGAGGCGGTCGACGTGGTTTTGCTGAACTTTCGCGGTACATACAGCACCGCCTCGCGCACCACCCTCCGGCCGCCGCTCCAAAAGCCATATATGCTTGCAAACTGAAAAGTCTGTACCGGCGTCAGCTTGTACTTCTGCAGGCCGGTCTTGCCCGGGAAATGCAAATTTTCGTAGAGCGTGAAAAAGCGCTGAACTTCTGTGGCGTTGATTCCGTACTTGTCGGACAGTCGCAAAAAGCGCATCACGGCCAACTGCTCGTAGAGGTTGTGGCCGTCCGGATTGCCGGCCACTTCCCCAACGTAACACTCTATGCGCGCGTCGACATCTCGCAGCCGGTAATCATATATCGGCGCGGCGGCGAGTTGCGCCGACACCTCGGCTTTGGCATTCCTGAGCCGGTCTTTTTCCTCCTCTGTCATGCCTCGGGCTTGTCGGTTTCGCGTTTTACAATGGCCGGTTTCTTGCGTCCGACGTTCTTAACCTTTTTGGTAAGCTCTATCAGAGGATCGTCCTCGTCGGTGCCGGTCAGCTCCTCGGCGGTGAGCCCTAAAGCTTTCATCTGTCGGGTAACGCTGTCCTGCGCGTCCTTCTGAATTTTGAAAACGGGATGCGGTGCCAAAGTAACATTTCCGTAGCGCGAAGTTGCCGAAATGGTGGTGCACTCCAGGCCGTCTATCTCGTCATTAGCCAAGTCGAGCGTGCGCAGAGCTCCGGCGAGCGATAGAATCTGCGCACCCAAACTCCGGCTGTATTTCCCTGCCGCTTTCAACGCTTTTTCAATATCCTTTTTGTATTCGTTAACTTGTTTCGCCATATTCTGTTAATTTTTCTATATTTGCTTAAATTGAAAAAACCGCTCAAACACACGGAAAGGTGGGCGCGGGGTTTAACCTGCATAGGGGGGCCTCTAAAAAATCCCCCCCGGGGTCATTCCCTGTTAAAAAATTTAACAATTACCGCCGCCACCTGCTCGGCATTTCGCCTTCGGGTCGCTTCCTTGCCGCTGCGCCCCATCTCGGTATGCACCTTCACGTGGCACGCATGGCACAGGGCGCACAGGTTGCCGGGGTCGTACATCAGTCGGCGCTTCTCGTCGTAGTTTATGCCGAGCTCCACAGGCCTGCGGTGGTGAACCTCTGTAGCCGGAGTAACGTAGCCCTCGGCGCTGCATCTCTCGCAAAGAGGATTGGCTGTAAGGACATCTCGGCGCAGGCGCAGCCACCGCGGCGAGTGGATAAGCTTTATATAATCTTTGTCTTTAGCCATCGGCGTATTTTTTAATCAGGTCGTTAAGACTGTCAAGCAAACTCTGCTGCTTCACCTTCTTGCTTTCGAGTGCCGCACTTGCGCGCTCATCCACCGTGTGCGCTCCTATCAGCTTGTATACCGTTACCGGGTGTTTCTGCCCCTGACGGTGAAGGCGGGCGTTGGCCTGCTGAAACAGTTCCAAGTCCCATCCGGTGCCGAACCAAACGATGTAGTGTCCGCCTTGCTGCATGTTCAGACCATAGGCTGTACTTGCAGGGTGGGCCAGCAGCACGTCTATCTTTCCGGCGTTCCAGTCTATCAGCTGCCTCTCGCCCTCGTAGACTTCCACGCGATAGCCCTTGAGTTTTCTCGCTATCCGCGGAATGTCGTGTTTGAACTGGTAGAACACCAGTACGCCGCTGCCGTTGGCCGCCTCCACTATCTCGGCAAGTTTATCCACCTTTTCGCTGTGAATCTCGTGTACGTTCCTTTCCTCGTCGTACACCGCGCCATTGGCGAACTGCGCTAATTTATTCATCAGCGCCGCGGCGGAGTTAGCTAAAATGTTGGTGGATTCGCCCTCGTGCTCGCGCTTGAACTCCAACACCTTTTCGCGCTCGAACTTGTTGTACGCCGTCATGATGGCCGGGGGCAACTCCACCGGAACGGTGTGCATCATCAAATCAGGCAGCTGCAGATAGTCCTTGGCCTGCATGCTCAGGCAGATGTCGGCTATGCTATTGCGGATTATATCCTCATGGCCTTTTTTCACGTCGCAGCGCACCACGATATTGTTCCACTTGTGCGTCTCGAAGTGGCATTCACGGTATTTAGTTACCGAGGTGCCTAAGCGCCGGCCCATGTCGATACAGTACATTTGCCCCCAAAGGTCTATCAGGCCATTAGGCGCCGGTGTACCGGTCAGACCGATAACGCGCTTAACGCTCGGGCGGGCTATGCGCATAGCCTTGAACCTTTGCGACTTTGAATTTTTAAAACTCGTCAGTTCGTCGATAACAAGGACGTCGTAGGGCAGTTGGCCGCCGTACTGTCCCACAAGCCAAACAAAGTTATCACGTCCGATAACGTAGACGTCAGCTTTTTCGGCCAAAGCCATTTTCCGCTTTTTCTCAGACCCCATGACCTTAGCCACTTTCAGGCTCTGCAGGTGGCTCCATTTCGCGGCCTCGGTGGTCCACGTTGTTTCCGCTACTTTCTTCGGGGCCACTACCAAAGTGCGGCTTATCTCGCACTCGTCGATAAGTTCCTGAATAGCTGTAAGCGTAATCACACTTTTGCCAAGGCCCATGTCTAACAGCAGGCCGCATTCGGGATGGTCCAGCACAAACTGTGTAGCTTTGGTTTGATACTCGTAAGGTCGGTAAATCATAACGCAATTCCTTTAATCAGTTCGTCGACGTCGGCTTTGTTGTCTATCACATACACGGCATGCCCCATCTCCGATAACTCGGCCATACGCAGCTGCTGAATCTTTGTGGGCTTCCCGCCTTTGCTTTTCAGCTCTACCCATACCACGCCGCCGCCGGGTATTACCAAAAGCCTGTCGGGGTAACCCACCACGTTAGGGTTTGAATATTTCAGGCAGGGCACGCCATGTTCGGCGGCGCGCTTCACCAAATATTTTTCTATAGCCTTCTCCGATACCTCGGCATGGTTGGCGATGTTGTCGATACTCCTTCTGAGGCTTTGTAAACCTCGCGTGCGCGCGAGACATACGGGGGTATGTGGGTTCGTGCTTTTTTTCTGTATTTTATCACTGTATAACATAATATTTAATTTATCTCACTTTTTTAAGGTTTACAGTTTACAACCGCTATATATATCGAATTATCAATTATTTACAATGTAAACCAAGCTGTAAACCGAAATTTTCCTCTTTGGTTTACACGGATTTTGCCTCCGGCCATGCCGCCCTGTAAACACTATGTAAACGATGTTTGTCAAACACGACTTGGTTTACAATTTATCCTCTGAATCCACGCCCGCGGGCCGGCAATAACTCTTTTGCTTGCCATAGACCACCTCACAGTGCCGCGATACCACAGGCCCGCTCCATCCTATGCGCCGGAGCATCTTCGCTACTTTCTGCGACAGGTATTTGTAATCGGCGCTTTGGGTGTTTTTGCCCAAACTCTCGCTTATAAACTCCAGGGGGCACACCCTGTCTCGCCGCACAACGCCGGACGCATCCAACAGGTCGGGGGCGCTGATATACTGCCGGCGCTCTTTGGCATTGCGGGTATTCCAGTCGGGCGGCAGCCGCACGTCGAGGTAGGCGCGCAGCACGCCCTCCATGTCGGTGTCGTCGTCGGAATAGTCGGCCTGCCTCTGCCGCATTTTCTCGTCGAGATATTTCGGCAGACACAACTTTTCGCCTCGCCTCCAGTATTCGACGGCCTCGGCCCACAGTTGGTCGCGGGCGGCTTCCAACTCGCCGAACCAGTATTCGCCGTGCTTGCGGAGCTGCGGATTGATGGCTATCACCGGAAAACGCCTGTTGCCCGTTTCGTCCTTGAGGAAAAACTGCTCGTTGGTCGTGCCGAAAAACACGCACTGCCTGTACACCTTCTCCTTCCTTGTTCCATAGGCGGGCCGGAACTCGTCGGCCTGGTTTGTTATGAATTGCTTCACCGCGGTTAATTCGCTGCGCCGCATACCGTCGAGCTCGCCTATTTCTATCAAGTGTGCGCCCTGCACCTGCTCGGCGCCTTCCTTGCCCTCCATCGAAGTAAGGCCGTCCTTGTAGAATTCGCCGCCCATGATGCGTATAAGCGACGATTTGCCCGCGCCCTGGGGGCCGGCGAGGATAAGGCAATAATCGTACTTGCAGCCCGGATTCATCACGCGGGCCACTGCGGCGGTAAAATGAATCCGTGTAATCGCTCGGGTCAGTTCGGTATCCTCGGCGCCGGCATAGTCTATTATCAGACGTTCGAGCCGGGGCACACCGTCCCACGTCAGACTGTCGAAATACTCGCGTATCGGGTGGCGCCGGTGCCTGGTGATAACCATGTCCAGTGCGTCGCGGATTTTGTCTTTGCCCGTGATATCGTAGTCGCTTTCGAGCCATCCGCGCAGGTTCGCGTCGTCGCGGTTTCCCCAGGCGGTGGCGGTCTTGTCCCAGGGCAGGCCGCCGTCAACGGAAATATTATTGCGCAGAAGGTCCAGATACAAGTGCCCCTTTAGCCTCGGGTCGTTCTCTATGATCCTGGCGATATTGTTTATCGTGCTTTTGATTGTGCCCTTGCGGTCGCATTCAAGTTCGGCCATCCACCCGGTATCGGGCTGTTCGTCCGTAGTGGTGTCCCCGGTGCACACGTCGGCAAAATCGGCGTCGGCGTCGGCGATTCTTTCTTTCGCCAGTAGCACGCGCACATTCTTGTCGGCGGCGGCAAAGTCCTGCATTCGGGCGAACGACGGCAGGCGCGTAACGTCCGTTACCTTGCTGCCCTCGTCCTGAACGCCGAACAGGTGTATGCGTACAAGGTCGAAGGCGTTGCACAGACGCATGCTCGCCGGGTCGGTCTCGTGGTGCGAGTAGGCATATTTGCCCTCGTAGGTAACGCAGCCACCGGCGACGCTGCCCGCGCGGTAGGTGTAGCGGCCCTCGGTGGCCGTTCGTTCGTACACCTCCGGCAGGAATTTTTCTATTGCTTCTTCAATGGTGTACGCACGGCAAAAAGCGCCTATCAGTCCGGGCTTCTCGGTCGGGTCGCCCGCCTTGCGGATTTCATGCGCGAGCACATCGCCTTCGCGGCTCGCCATAGGCCATTCGCTCACGTCCTGCGGGTTCCGGTACGTCGCCAGTACCTCGTCGACGTCGAAGGCCGGGCCGTCCTGATAGGCGAAAAAGTAGTCGCCGTCGCGGCTCGTACTCGGCCAGTAGAACAGACGCGGCAGCTGATAGGTCGTGTGGTCGAACAGTTCTATGCCTATTCGCGAGGTCCAGTAGCGACACACGGGTTCGTATTCAGCGGGCGCCATCTGCCTGTTAGCCGGAAGCACTAAGCGCAGCCGGGGCTTTTCGGTCGTGTGCTTGTGGGTGCTGTACACCATAGCGGCGCAGTCGAAATTCAGGGTGAAGTCATCCCATATCTCGGCAGTGCCATAATCAATGTCGAGGGTTACAAGCGTGCGGTATATCACGTTTGCCGTTTTACGTACACCGTTGGACAGATAGCCGCCTACAAAGCCGCCCACGTCCTTAACACTGCTTTGCTCCTCGCGGCTCATGCGCATGTACTCGCGCACGCTTTCGCCCGTGCGTTTTGTCTGCGCACACTTTTCTATGATGTCGCTCCATCGCCACGTCTTGTTACGCCATTTTTTCGATAGCCTGCTGTGCGCCGTGGCTATGTCTAAATCGAAGTCGAACTTTATCTTATCCATTATTCGCGTTCTATCTCGGCCCCGAGGACGCCGCGGAAGTACCCGGCGTTTTCCTCGGCTGTTGTTATCTCCAGTTCACGTGCGCCGGTGTCGACTTTCTTACACGCAGCTCGCACAGCGGGGTGCCCTCCGCCTCCATAAGGGCGAATACGCCCGGCAACTTTGTGCGCGGTATTTGAAAATGTAATGTGATTGTTGGCATACTAAAAAAGTGTTGGCTGGATAGCAGACCGGCGGCTCCTCCAAGCATTCGGTCCTGAATCGTAGCTCCTGTTTGTCGAAGTATTCTTTATCAATCTCGCAGCCGACAAAATCGAGGCCCATACGGTAGGCCGCTATTCGGCTGCTGCCGCTGCCTAAGTGTGTAATACACGGCTCTGCGGTGTTTCTTTTTCATTCTTTCTCGTCTTTTGTCGGTTCTCCGATTGACACTGATACTGAAATCTCAATCGCGTCTTTCGGCAGATACTTCTTGCACTTGATAGCCGATTCAATTGATTCAGCCATCAGTTCCGATGCCCATTTCCCTGCAATAGCTTTGAAATCTTCTATTGCTTTTTGGTCGGTCTCAAACAAACCTATTATGGAGGTCTTGAAGCCCTGACTCTTATTTACTTCTATTTTCATATTCGTTCAGTTTACTTCTATTTTCATATTCGTTCAGTTTACTTCTATTTTCATATTCGTTCAGTTTACTTCGGTAGCAAATTCTGTTCGATTACCCAGCAGAGGAGTTCATAGAGGGCGTCTATCAGCTCTTCTGCGCTGAACGGTGCGTCATAAGGATTTCCCATGATGTATTTGCCCACTTGATTCTCGTAGCCTGCAAAATACGGCTCGTCATACCATGAGGTGATGCGCAGTTTGCAAGACAGCCCGTTGTGGATTACGCCTTTCGGGAGCAACTCGCAAATGTCCGCGAGGGTGAAGATTGGCTGCGTTGGAGTCCTTGCTGCGCTCCCTACGGCTGTTGCACATGAATCGAAACTCGCCTTGTCCGCGCTTATGCCTTTGGCTATGAGCGTTGCGGACTCTTGTGGGGTTAGGGTTGGTTTCTGGAAAAGCCACGTGCGATTGACCCCGTGTGACAAAGTGCGATTGACCCCTGAAAATAATTGATTTTTGACCCCATTAAACTATAACTTTCATCCGAAATACGTAACCTTTTGTCTGCGGTTGGTGAAAATCTCGCCAACCGCTTGATTTTTATAGTCAAAAATTTGGTTGGATATGAATTTTGTTGTAATTTTGTATTACGTTACAACGTAATATAGATTATGGCAAAGAATCCCTCACCACATCCGGATTGGGCAGTAAAATTTCGCAGACCAGGCACAGAGCTACGCTGCATCAAAGGTCGTTATTGCCTTTACGAATGTCACTGTGAATATGACAAGGAGACTAAGAAGCACCGAAAGGTCACCGGCAAGTATCTCGGCTCTATTACGGAGCAGGACGGCTTCAAGCCATCTAAGAAGCGGCTGATGGAAGCCGAGATGGAGAAGCTGAAAAATGGAGAGAACACGGAGGCGGCTTCCCCAAAGATAGGCGAGGTCAAGGAATATGGTCTGTCGCAGATTATCGATTCCTCTATGGACGAGATAAACGACATGCTGAGGAAGGACTTTCCCGCCGACTACAGCCGTATACTGGCGTTGGCGTATTGCCGCCTACGCTACCAGTCGCCGATGCGCGATGTGCAGGCTGACTTTTCAGACAGTTATCTTTCGACAAAAGTCGGCACTGCGGGACTGGCTCCAAGCCAGCTCAGCGGATTTCTTCATGATCTCGGAAGTAGGCGCAGCGGGATGGTCCGGTATATGGACTATTTTTGCAGCGGGTCATCCAATGTGATATTTGACGGGACGGATATGCTGAGCGCCTCCCGGCTTATGGGGCTTCCCCAGTTGACAAAGACCAAGACCGGAGCCTTTGAAAAAGCGTTCAATATGATGATGGTGTATTCTCTTGACTACAGACTGCCGTCGTATTACCGCATACTGCCGGGGAATATAAAGGATGTCAAGGCTTTCAAAATATGCATGCAGGAGTCGGGGGCGGCATCGGCCACCGCTATAATAGACAAAACGTTTCCCTCACTGGAAAATCTTGACTACCTTGAAGAAGCAGGGATAAAATACATCGCCTCGCTCAAGCGCAATACCGCCGGACTTGATTACTCCGCTTTCGCAGACCGGAGCAACCGCAATCTTGACGGTCACTTCATATATCAGGGAAGAGTGCTGTGGTACAAGGAAATGGCCGTAGGCGGACGTCGGGCGGTGATGTATCTTGACGAGGAACACCGCATTGAAGAGAACCGCGATTACATCAATCGCGCCGACAGTGAGAGGTATGAGAAGTTCACCTTGGAAGGATATCATGGAAAAGCAATCCAGTTCGGCACTATTGCCTTGATAACCAATACGGATAAGACTGCGCGGGAACTATATGAAGCCTATAAGACCCGCTGCGAGGTCGAACAGGCAATCGATGTGTTCAAAACAAATCTTGACGCCGATTCCACCTATATGCAGAGTCCAGAATCGCTCGAAGCCTACACATTCATCAACTTCATTGCCTTGCAATGGTACTATATAATAAGGGAGAAACTGCGGGCTGCTGAAAAACTGTCGAAATACTCTCCTATGCAGATGGTCAAATATCTCTCGCGCATCCGCGGAGTCTATGTCCACGGGAAATGGACTCGTGCCGAGATGTCCAAGAAGCAGACAGACCTCTTGGCTGAGATTGGATGGGATATTACGTAA